CAGAGACGCAGAGAAAACGACTTATTAAAGTTACACACAGCGCACATATTGACGGTATGGCGGCATTGCTTGACGCCATGACAGTACGGCAGAAGTGGTACGGCGACGTGGGCGAACAGTTACAAAATAAGGGGTAAAAATATGGGCTTATTTGATTTTATTTTTAAAAAAGATAATGTAGACCGTGCCCACGAAAATAACGGCTATTTTCGCACGTTAACGGCGTATAGACCGCATTTTTCAACATGGAACGGCGAACTATACGAAAGCGATCTAGTGCGGGCGGCGATCGATGCCAGGGCGCGCAACATTGCTAAATTGAAAGTTGAAGTTTTGGGCAGTGCTAAACCAGAGTTAAGCACGATTTTAAAGAAACAGCCTAACGACTTTATGACGTGGTACCAGTTTATGTACCGCGTTTCTACTATTTTGGATATGCACAACACTGCCGTAATTGTGCCGGTATACGATCGCTATATGACAGTAGTTGGGTACTATCCTGTTTTACCCGATCGTTGCGAACTTGTAGACGTAAACGGTACGCCGTGGCTGCGTTACAAATTCCTTCACGGTGATTATGCGGCGGATGAATTAAGCGCCTGCGCAGTGCTTACAAAATTTCAGTATAAAAGCGACTTCTTCGGGGAAAGTAACAACGCGCTAGACAGTACGTTAAAACTTATACACTTGGAAAACGAAGGCGTTACAGAAGCAGTAAAGAACGGCGCAACTTACAGGTTTATGGCTAGAGTAAATAACTTCTCTAATACCGCGGACCTGAAGAAGGAAAGAGAACGTTTTAACGATCTTAACTTTAAAGAAGACGGCGGCGGGCTTTTGTTGTTCCCGAACACATACGCAGATATCAGACAGATAGACAGTAAGGCGTACACCATTAGCGAAGCCGAACAGAATGCTATTAGAACGAACGTATACAACTACTTTGCTGTTAATGACGATATTTTACAGAGTAAGGCATACGGCGACAGCTGGGCGGCGTTCTATGAAAGTGCTATAGAACCGTTTGCAATCCAGTTTAGCGAAACGATGACGAAGGCATTATATACGCCTAATGAAAGAGCGCACGGCGCGCAGATTATGGCGACCGCTAACCGCCTGCAGTATTTAAGCACTGCAGAAAAGTTAAATGTTTCTTCTCAAATGGCAGATCGTGGCATTATGAACCGCGACGAAATCCGCGAGATATGGAACTTGCCGGCATTGCCTAACGGCGCAGGACAGGCGTACACGATCCGCGGAGAATACTACTTAATGAACGAAGACGGCACAGAGGTTAAACAATGATTAGGGATAATAGAGAATACAGGAACCTGGGCGCACTGGAAGCACGACAGGAAGAAGACAACTATATCGTAGAGGGCTACGCTAGTACGTTTGACGCGTACCCGCTTTTTGAAGACGAAGGTATTACATATTACGAACGTATCGAACCTACGGCTTTTAATTTTGCCGATATGTCAGACGTGGTATTTTTACGCGACCATGAAGGCAGAGTATTAGCCCGCACAAAGAACGACAGCGTACAGTTAAGCATTGACGACCACGGCTTAAAAGTACGCGCAAATCTTGGCTTAACAGGCGCGTCAAAAGAAATGTACGAAGACATTAGTGTAGGCAACTATACGCAGATGTCTTTCGCTTTTACGATCGAAGACGACTATATAGACGACAAGACAAACACACGCGTTATTACACGCATGAAAAAGTTATTTGACGTTTCAGCGGTAGCCTTTCCGGCAAATCCGTTTACTGATATCGGAATTAGCGCACGCGATCGCTTTAATGGAGTTATTGAAGCGAGAAGGCTGGAGTTAGCCAAGCAGGCACGTATTGAAGATATCAGAAAGCGTACATTGCTGAAACTGAAAATAGAAGGGGTAGAACATGGAAATTAAAGACATGACTATGAGCGACGTTAACGCCCGCATGGCAGAAGTAAAAGAACTTCTGAACACTGAAGGCGCAGACGTTGAAGCCCTGAGCGCAGAGGTTGACGAACTCATTACACGCAAACAGCAGATTGAGACAGAAGCAACCGCAAAGCGTGAATTAAGGGAAAAGGTAGCAGGCGCCGTACTGCCTGTAATTGAAAAAACAGAGGAGAAAAGAAGCATGACTAACGCAGAAATCAGAAACAGCGACGCGTATATTAACGCATATGCTAACTACATTAAGACCGGCAAGGACAAGGAAGCCCGCGCACTGCTTACAGAGAACGTAACAGGCGGTACACTTCCTGTACCTGAGTTTGTATACGGCATTATTTCCAAGCGTTTTGAGAACTCTAAAATTCTGTCTAGAGTTAGACGTATGGAAGCCGCAGGCAATGTAAAAGTAGGTTTTGAATATGGCGCACCCGCCGCAGTAGGACATACAGAAGGCGGCGCGGCTATTGCTGAAGAAGCCCTGCAGATTGGTAAGGTAGAACTCAAGCCCACGACTTGGAAAAAGTTTGTATCTATCAGTGATGAAGCACTCGACACAATGAGCGGTCGTTCTTTCCTTGAGTATATCTACGACGAAATCGCACGCGGTATTGTAAAGGCTAGAGAAAATGCAGTGGTTGCCGCTATCCTGGCAGCACCGCAGACCGCTACAGCTTCCGCACCTTCCGTCGCAAAGACTGGCAGTGCAATGGGTGCTATTACAGACTTTGTAGACGCCCGCGCCCTGCTGTCTTCTGCCGCTGAAGACCTTGTAATTATCTGTACACCGGCACAGTATGCTACATACCGCGGTCTGCAGATGAATGCTACATACGCAGTTGATCCGTTTGACGGTCTGGAAGTCCTGTTTAATGACACAGTAACAGCGCCTATTATTGGTGACCTGTACGGTGTAATGGAGAATCTGCCGAAGGGCGATAACATCGAATTTAAGTACGACGATATTACAAACATGACAAGCGACATGGTGCGCATTCTGGGCAGACAGCCTAGCGCTATCGCTGTTGTCGGTGATAAGTACTTTGCAAAGGTTGCCGCATAATGTTAGTAACTGTTAGCAAAGATACGTTTGTACGTATCGGCAAAGGCACAGTATTAGACCTTCCCGAACACGAAGCAAAAAGGCTTATTGCCTTGAAAGTTGCCGAAGTTGTGAAGGAAAAGAAAACGCGCAAAAAGTAAAAGGGCAGGGGCAAAACCCTGCCTTTATTAGGGGGTATGTATGAACGATCTTTTAGCAAAAGTAAAACTTACACTGCGTATAACTGAAGATACTTTCGACGCAGAAATTACAGATTTAATTAATGCGTGTTTAAGTGATTTAGGCGTAGCAGGCGTAAGTACAGAAATGCTTGCAGACGTTTATACAGACCCGCTTATCGTTATGGCGGTAAAGACGTACTGCAGGGCACACTTTGGAGAACCTGACGAATACGAACGCCTTAAGGCTTCGTACGACGAACAGAAAGCGCAGTTATCAATGTACAGCGGGTATACGGTATGGACAGAAGCGGAACAGTAACACTTATAAATCATACGTATACGATTGACGCGTACGGCGTACAGCGTGAAGCGATCACGACGCGGCAAGTGTTTGCACAGGTGGAAAGTGTAAGCTTATCGGAATGGACAGAAGGCGGGCGCATGGGCTTAAACCCAGAATACCGTTTTACGCTGTTTTCACCCGAATATAGGGGCGAAAAAGAACTAGTCTATAAAGATATCACTTACACCGTATACCGCACGTATACGGCACGTAACGACGTCATAGAACTGTATGCGGAAAGGAAGCAGGGAAACAATGAACATTAAACCGGCAGACTTTACGCACACAATGAACACGCTTTTAAAAGAGTACGGCGACGAAGTTATAGAAATAACTGTAAGTGCGGCAGACAGCACAGCAAAAGAAGCACGAAACAAACTGCGGGCTAATTCTGCGGGTGCTTTTAAAAACCGTACAGGAAGGTACCGGCGCGGCTGGCGTGCGAATCTGATTAAGAAAAATACAAGCGTATTAGCCCAGGTTTACAATGCGACAGACTACCAGTTAACACACTTACTGGAGAATGGGCACGACGTTGTACGCGGTGGCGTTGTAGTCGGGCACGCCAAAGCATACCCGCATATTGCGGAAGTAAACGACTGGGCTATAACGGCGTTTGAAAGCGAACTGTACAGGAGACTTAAAGAATGACGTACCAAGAAATATACAACATGGTAAGTGCGGCGGGCATACCGGCTAGTTATTTTAAATTTCCTGATAAAGACGTACCCGAACCGCCGTTTATTGTGTTTTCTTATCCAGAGACGGCGCCCGAATCTGCGGACAATATCAACTATTGTACGATCGTACATTTAACTGTGTCTTTATACACTGCTAACAAAGATGTATTAACAGAAGCAACACTAGAAGAA